AAGATGCGCAAGCCCGGAGCCAAGGGTGCTCCAACAGACCAAGCGTTTATTGACGCTGCTAAAACGGCGAGGAAGTGATGGCAGGTGGATCTGGACTATTACCATTACCAACGGTACTGCAAGCGCTACGAGGTGCGCAAGGCAGCGGGCTGTTTAACGGCAGTAAAGCCCCGCAAAGTGATTCTGCCGAGACCGATACCAATCAAGGGAGTGGGATGCTTAAAGGTGTAGACGGCATCTATGGTGTCGGCCCCCCGCAACCACCGCAAAATAACTCTATTCCGCAGTTTAAGAACCCCTATGGTGCGCCGACAATAACCAACCCATACTCCCCGGAAGACCGTCGCCAGTTTGGGTTTCAGATCCCGCACCAGTTGCAAATGAATCAGCAGCGGCCACAATTCCAACAGCAAACAAATACGGATCTTTTACGTAGATTGGGTAACCCAATGCCCGGTACCCCAGAACATAGGCTGAGATATCCAGAAATTGGCACCCCCGAGTTTGAACAGTTGCACGGACCCGGAGCAAACGCCGAAGCTCAACGCCCAAGGGAATCGGGACCTATTACTACAATGCCGATAAGTCCATACCCTAATCAAGGGCAAGCGGGGTTTGGGCAGTTAATGGGCGGGTCGATGGGCGCGATATTGAACAGTTCCCGTCAAGGCCCCGGTCCGGGTCAATTTGGTTACGGCGATGGCCCCGGCGGTGCTCCTCAGATGAGCCAACAACAGCAGCAGATGTTGATGGAGAGACTACGACAAATGGGACAGGCACAGGGACAGGGAAGTGCAAATCCGGCTCTAATATCCCCTGCTTATCAAGGACCAAGTAACGGTCTTGCTTCATATATGGCGGGTCAGCAAGGAACGCTGGGAGGAATGACTCCAGCCCAGCAGTTCAACCCGTACATGCAGCAACAGCGGCCCAACCCATACATGCAACAACAACGGCCCAATCCCTATCAAATGTACGGCGGGTTAGGTAGTTTGTTCGGTATGCAAGACGCATACTCGCAAAGACCGGCACCAAGGACACAAGCGCAATCAAACGAAGCGAACAGACAGCTTTTGGAAAGATACAAAGCCACCGCGCAACAGCCTGCACAACAGCCTGTACAGCAACAGCCTGTACAGCAAGCAGCGCCGTATGAGTACTATAATTCCGCAGACGGCTACTAATAATGGCAAATACTTCCGGCCAAACCACGTTTAACCTTGACCTGACGGAACTGGTCGAGGAAGCTTTTGAGCGTGCTGGCTCGGAGTTGCGTTCGGGGTACGATCTTCGTACGGCTAGGCGGTCGCTCAACCTGATGTTTGCTGACTGGGCAAACCGAGGCATCAATCTGTGGACTATTGAGCAGGGCACGATCAATCTTGTGCAGGGTCAGAATACTTATCCGGTGCCAGACGACACCGTTGATTTGCTTGAGCATGTGATCCGCACCAACGCCAACAGTACATCTAACCAGTCAGACCTGACGATCACCCGCATCAGCGTATCAACGTACGCTACGCTTCCAAACAAACTGGCGCAAGGCAGACCCATTCAAGTCTGGGTGCAGCGCTATAACGGACAGACAACGCCAGTCTCAGCCACGCTGAGCACAACAATCAATAGCACAGACACCACAATCACGGTGAGTTCTGCGGCAAATCTACCCGCTGCTGGGTTTGTGAAAATTGACTCAGAGATTATCAATTACGGCTACATAACCGGCAACACGCTATATAACTGTTTCCGTGCGCAGCAGAACACAACGGCAGCGGCACACACGGCAGGCGCTACAGTTTATTGGCAACAGACCCCGGCTATTACTGTTTGGCCCACACCAGATAATTCGACCCCATACCAGTTTGTTTATTGGCGCATGCGTCGCACGCAGGATGCCGGTGGCGGTGTCAACGTCATGGACGTTCCGTTTCGGTTTATTCCGTGCATGGCTGCGGGGCTTGCGTACTATGTGGCTTTGAAAGTTCCTGATGGTATGCAGCGCCTTGATGTGCTGAAGATGCAGTACGACGAAACGTGGGAGTTGGCTGCACAAGAAGACCATGAGAAAGCTTCTTTGCGCTTGGTGCCGCGCCAGATGTTTATTGGGTATGGTCCGTAAATGGGCAATAGGTTTTCATCCGGCAAAAACAGTATTGCCGAGTGCGACCGCTGTGGGTTTAGGTACAAGCTGTCGCAGCTTAAGAAAGAAGTAGTCAAGACTAAGATATATAATCTATTGGTTTGTCCTAGTTGTTGGAATCCAGATCAGCCGCAGTTGCAGTTGGGGATGTATCCGGTAGATGACCCGCAGGGGGTGCGCGATCCGCGCAGAGATAACAGCTACCAAGTGTCCGGACTTCTTGCGGACGGTTATTCGGGCGGCGGTAGCAGGATTTTTCAGTGGGGCTGGAACCCGGTTGGTGGAGCGAGTTTTTTCGATACTGCGCTTACACCAAACAACTTGGTTTTGCAGGTGCAATTGGGTACAGTAACGGTTGTGACGACATAGGAGTCATCATGGATAAAAAGATGGTAAAGGCAATCGCGGATACGGAAGTGAAAGCCCACGAAAAGCGGCTACACAAAGGCGTCAAGAAAATGAAGGCCGGTGGCCCAACTACGGACGACCGTATGAAGTACGGTAAAAACTTGTCCCGCGCTATGAACCAAGGTAGCAAATAATGGCTAAATTCAGCATGAAACAAGGCGGCAAGGAAGTCGGCCCTGCCGAGGTGTATGCACCTCCGCACACGATGGACGGCAAAGCCGGGGTCGATCTGAGCAACAACGGGTATGGCACGGGCAAGCGTATTAAACCAGAAGATGTGGCGCTGAGTGTTGGTGAGTTCCGCTCTAAGCCATACGCCGAGGTCAAGACGACCGGCATCAAAACCCGTGGTAATGGTTGTGCTACTAAAGGCACGATGGCTCGGGGGCCAATGGCGTGAACTACGCTGAACTTGTAACTGCGGTCTCTGACTATACGGAGAATACGTTCCCAACTGCGAACATTAATACGTTCATTGAGCAGGCGGAACAGCGCATTTACAACACGGTTCAGTTCCCTTCGCTTCGTAGAAACGTCACCGGGGTGACGGTGCCGTCAAACAAGTATCTTGCTTGCCCAGATGATTTCCTGTCTTCGTACTCTTTGGCGGTTGTTGACGCGACGGGCAACTACTCGTACTTGCTGAACAAGGATGTGAACTTCATACGTGAAGCGTACCCCCAGCCTACAGACACGGCGCTGCCCAAGTACTACGCGCTGTTTGGCCCACGGTCGAGCGACGTAAATGAGTTGACTTTTATCCTCGGCCCAACTCCAGACGCCATATACACAATGGAGTTGCACTACTTCTTCTACCCGCCTTCGATTGTCACTGCGGGGAATAGCTGGCTGGGCGATAACTTTGATACGGTGCTGTTGTACGGGACTCTTGTGGAAGCCTACACGTTCATGAAAGGTGAGCAGGATATGATGGCGTTGTACGACGGTAAGTACAAAGAAGCGCTTGGTCTTGCTAAACGTCTGGGTGACGGACTTGAGAGGCAAGATGCTTATCGTTCTGGTCAATATAGACAGCCGGTGACTTGATGAAAACTTGCACCAAATGTAACAGCAATAAAGAAATCAGCATGTTTCATAAAGGAAACAATGCTGACGGATATCGTACTTGGTGTAAAACATGCGTAGCCGATTATAAAAAACAATACAAAATAAAAAATGCCGAACGTATAAAAAAAGTTCAACGTGAATACGACGCAGTACAAAACCCTTTAAGGCGAGAATACTTCCAAAAAAGGTACGCTGATAAAAAAGAACATATTCTTGCGGTTAACAGGGCTTATAGAAAAGCAAATTTGCACAAGTACGCAGCAAAAGAAATAAAGCGCAAGTTAGAAAAAACGCGAAGGACTCCGGCTTGGCTAACGGACGACGATTACTGGATGATTGAGCAGACGTACGAGTTGGCTGCGCTTCGCACTAAAATGTTTGGTTTTCGGTGGGAGGTAGATCACATCATCCCCTTACAGGGTAAGAAAGTTTCTGGGTTCCATGTGCCCAACAACTTACAAGTGATACCATGTACTGTAAACCGCCAAAAGCATAACAGGTATGAGGTGTGACCTTGAGCTTCACGGGAAACTGGACAACCAATACGTTTAAGACTGGGCTTCCTAGTGGGACGTTCAACTTCAACACGGGTACAACGCAGGTCTTCAAGATCGCGTTGTACACCAACGCCGCTACGTTAGATGCGACAACCACTGGATATACTGCAACAGGCGAGGTTTCTGCCTCGGGGTATACCGCTGGGGGGCAAGTCCTTGTTATTAGCCAAGTCCCTACTGTGGGTGCTACCGGCACGACTGCGTACTGGTCATTCGATAACGCCGTCTGGTCTACTGCGGTTACTGCGCGGGGGGCGTTGATTTATCTGGCTGACGGCGCTTCTAACCCAGCTATCTGTGTGCTAGATTTTGGCGCAGACAAGACTTCGGCCACTACTTTTACAGTACAATTTCCAGCAGCTACAAACACTGCGGCAATTATCAGGATTGCGTAACCGTGGAAAAACTACTGGCGTCTGGTGAGTTCCATGTTCTTTGCTACGACAAAGACGGGAACCTTAAGTGGGAAGAAAAAAACCACAACCGAGTAGTGAACGTGGGTCTTCAGTATATGGCTGGATCTGCGCTGGCTGGTGGTACGCAAATCACGACTTGGTTTATTGGGCTTGTGACTGGGCCGGGATCAAGCGTTACATACTCCGCAAACGACATAATGTCAAGCCACGCTGGGTGGACGGAGTTTACAGGCTACAGTCAAGCTACTCGCAGACCAGCAACATTTACCTCTGCTACTACGGCTAACCCCTCGGTTGTAACCAACGCAACCTCTGCTGCGGCGTTTACTATTAGTACTAGTGGGACTGTTGCCGGGGCTTTTCTGGTTGATACCAATATAAAAGGTGGCACGGCGGGTACTTTGTTTTCGGCATCAAACTTCACAGGCGGAAATCGCGTGGTTACTTTGAATGACACCGTGACTGTGACATATACATTTAGTTTAACGGCGGCTTAATCATGGCTTTTGTTGTTGCTGATCGGGTAAAGGAAACCAGCACTACTACTGGTACAGGCGCGATGGCTTTGGCTGGGGCGGTGACGGGGTTTCAGTCTTTCGCATCCGGGGTCGGGAACAGCAATACGACCTATTACGCAATTGCTAACCAAGCTACTACGGAATGGGAAGTTGGTTTTGGGACGCTTGATTCTACTAGTGCAAATCTGGCCCGGACAACGGTCCTTGCATCAAGTAACGGCGGCTCACTAGTTGCATTTACGGCAGGGACGAAAGAAGTATTTGTCACCCAACCAGCTACTCGGACGCTTGTTCAAGCCAGCGGCGGGGGCACTACTGCTGGTGTTTTATTTTATACCGGCTCCGGCGTTGCCACAGCAACAAGTGCGCTTACGTTTGATGGGGCCAATTTCGCAACGACGGGATCTGCTACAGCGGGCAGTTTTTCAACGGCTGGGACTTCTACAGCGGGCAGTTTTTCAACGGCTGGGACTTCTACAGCCGCAAGTCTAATTCCCACAAGCAGCACTGCGCCTACCAACGGCGTGTACTTACCCGCCGCCAACACGGTAGGGTTTGCTACTAATAGTACTGGCGTTGTGTACATAAATGCTTCCGGCAACCTACTGGTTGGCACGCCAACTAGTGGAAAAAGACTGACGGTTTCCGATTCGATCGAGTCTAGTGCCACGTTTATACGAACCAGCAACACTGTAGGTGACGAAGGGTTGATTGATTTTCAACTACAAAACAGCAGTAGCGCTGCGGTTATATATTCGCAGATTGGTGCGTCCATTATCAGTAATACTGCGGGGGCAGTTACCGGCGCGTTTGTAATAAACACAACGAATGCTTCGGTAAGCGCGGAGAAGGTCCGTGTTGATAACGCTGGGAACATGCAAATGCAGACCGGCGCGGTTATGCCGTATACCCCGACTCCGGGTTCAATTTCTGCGGCTACAACGCTTACAAACGCTCAACTGCAAACGCAACTTATTAACACCACCGGCACTTCGTTTACACTAACAATGCCGTTAGGTACGACGCTTGATACGTTGGCAAATTGGGCAGCAGTAGATGTGGGCTACGACTTTGTTATTATCAACACTGCGTCCGGCACCATCACAATGGCAGTAAATACAGGCGTCACTTCTGTTGGTACGCTTACGGTTTTAACAGGTATTTCCGCCCGATTCCGTATTCGCAGAACTGCTGCAAGCACATACATTTTGTATCGGATTTAAAAATGCTCTACGGTGACGGACCCTATAGCGCACAACCTTACTCAACTTCAAACCCTACGGCATATTCGGTAGCGGTGGTTGAGGCGGGGGTGGTGGCTGATGCAGGTCAAAGTCCGATTTGGGTGGAAATCTCTACCTCGCAAGATCCGGTGTGGACTGACATCCCGACAAACTAAAGGATTGCAATGGCAACTTCATATACCCCGCTTCTTGGGCTTGCCCTCCCCGTTCAGGGGGAGTTGTCCGGCGTTTGGGGCGATACGGTCAACAACTACATCACTAGTTATCTTGATGCGTCAGTTGCTGGGGCGCTGACGGTTACTGGGGACACAACGCTCACGAAGACTACCAACAGCAGTCTTGGGGCAACATCATCTCAATATGCGATTATTATCGCGTCTCCGACATCAGCCAACATCACTATCACTGCCCCGGCAGCAAGCAAGACCTACGTAGTCATCAATACGTCAGCGACGTACACCGTCACATTTAGGGGCGCTGGCCCAACAACAGGCGTGACGCTTCCCATATTGGGGAAATCCATTCTTGCGTGGAATGGTTCTGACTTTGTGAACGTCGGTGGTGGTATTGGCACTTCGACAAACAATCAAGTTCTGTATAACAGTAACGGTGGCACTGCTGGTATTTCCCCCGGAACAGCAGGTAACGTACTAACGTCAGACGGTACTACTTGGACATCCGGGGCGGCACCAACAAACCAAGCCAAAGCCACAATGATCACTTTTATTTTTGGAACATAAGTCATGGCAAACCCGAACCTTCTTGCCGCAACGACGGCATCCGGCACTACAACTTACTACACGCCTTCGGTAACAACAGCGGTTGTTTTAGTTCGTAACGCGGCATCATCTGGGCAGGTCTTCAAGATCAATCAGATTGTTGCAGCTAACGTCAACGGATCTACGGCAATTAATGCCACGGTAAGTATCTACACCAACGGCGCTGTAGCTCAAGGTTCTGCGCCAGCAGGGGGTACTGCCTACCCCATCGCTTCGGCTATTTCAGTCCCATCAAACGCATCTTTAATTGTGGTAGACAAGACCACGCAGATATATCTGCAAGAAGGAACATCAATCTCGGTGACTTGTAGCACTGCAAACGGTATTACATTTAGCGTCAGTTATGAAGTGATTTCATAAATGTCAATGCGCTATAAAGGAGCGGTTATTTCGGCTACAGCGCCGAGCACATTAATAAATCGCGCTACAGGTTCTTGGACGCTAGTCCAACAGATGCAAGCGCAAGCTGCGGGTACTTGGCCCACCCAAATTGGCGGCACTTATTGGATGGGGATGCTTAGTGCGGTGAGCGCTCGTTCTATAGCCGTAGATCCTTTTGGCAATTCTTATACTTGTGGTTCAAACTCAAACAATTTTCAAATAGCGAAATACAATAGTTTTGGTGCTATTCAGTGGCAAAGAAGTTTGGGGGGTTTGGACGGTAATTCAAGTACTGTTTTTGATGTTGCAACAGACTCTTCGGGCAACGTGTATGTTTGTGGTCAATCATATTCTAACGTAACGGGCAGTCCACGCAGTTCGTACCTTGAGTTAGCCAAGTACGATACGTACGGAGTTATTCAATGGCAAAAGCGTTTAGGAACGGGGCTTCTCACTATTGCGCGAGGAACTTCTGTAGCAGTAGATTTGTCGGGTAATATATATGTTTCTGGAATTGCAGCCCAAATCTCTTCGAGTACGTATTATTTTCAAATAGCTAAATACGACAATTTTGGCGCTATTCAATGGCAAAGAAGAATATTTTCTGGATACACTATACCCGGCATGGGCACAGCCGTAGATGTTTCCGGTAATGTGTATTTTTGTGGTGATTATGGAGATGGGGAAACGTATTCCGGTTTTCTAATAACTAAGTGTAACAGTTCTGGTGTTATTCAATGGCAAAGAAAGATCGAGAATTTAAGTAGTCCTTTTACTGGCGGTAGCGGTATCGCAATAGACCTATCTAGCAATGTTTATGTTTCCGGCTGGTTAATTCGCGGTGCGAATCCTGTCCCCGCTCTAATTAAGTACGACACTTCAGGCACACTTCAGTGGCAAAGAGTTTTGGATGATGGGGATGTGGGCGGCGCTACGAATAGTGTTGCAGTAGATCCTTCCGGTAATGTGTATGTTGGTGGTGTTTTAGCATTAAAAGGTGTGATAGCAAAATACGACCCGTCCGGTACAATCCAATGGCAGAGAAGTTTGAGTTCGGGTGTTGCTGTAGCAGTAGACTACTCTTCTAACGTCTATGCTACGGCAGGATCCGGTTCCGGTACTTTGATTGCAAAACTTCCAACTGACGGTTCATTAACAGGTACGTACACGGTTGGCGGTACGGCAATTACTTACGCAGTCACATCGTACACTGCCGCGTCTAGCTCTGCATCTAGTACAGTATCTGGAAACGCTGCCTCTGTTTCAACTCTTGCTGATGCGGCCTCATCACTTACGGATGCCACAACGTCCGTAACTTACGCTGTTACTACACTATGAGTTCATATATAAAACTATCAACGCTTGAGTTCCCCCGCCACATTGGGGATATTGAAATTGACCCTGCCGGTATGGATGACTACGCGCATGTTGAGTGGGTAGAACAGCCTGAGTACGATCCAAAAACGCAACGCTGTGACAGAAAAGATCCGCAGCAAATCGATGGAGTTTGGTATTTTGCGTGGGAAGTGCGCGACGCCACACCAGAAGAGATTGAGCAGGCAAACAAACCGTTCGTGGACCCACTCAATCGTTTAAACAATGTCTAGACGCTACCCCGGGGGATTGATCTCCAAAACTCCTGTCACGCCAACTGGGGCTGCTGCCCCCGGCATCTGGACGCTTGATCAAGCAATAACCTATATTAAAGCAGGGACTTGGCCGTTACCGACTAACATTTTTTGGATCGGGCAGTTAGGCACTGGCGTGAACGGTTCCCTCCCCGCTGTTGTGGCAGTAGACTCATACGCTAATTCTTATTTTTGCGGTACTAGGCTAAGCCTTGATGGCTACTTTGAAGTAGCCAAATACAATTCAGTTGGAATAATACAGTCGCAAAAAAACCTTGGTGACAGTGCTAATGGTTTTAGTATTAATGGCGCAGCGGTAGACTCAAACAACAATGTTTATGTTTGCGGGTCTTTAACTGATACTACGCTTATCACGAACGCGGCGCAGATAGTTAAATATGACAGTTCTGGCGCTATTCAATGGCAAAGAACGCTAGCAGATTCGGCGGGAGCAACTGTTGCATATGGTGTAGCAGTGGATTCTTCAGCCAATGTTTATGTTTGCGGGTATACGGCTATACTTGGCTATTTAGCTTTTTTAGTAGTTAAGTACAATACGTCTGGGGTGCTTCAATGGCAAAAAACTTTAGATAGTAGCAGCACCACAAGGTATGCTAGAGCTTATGCTACAACCGTAGATTCTTCTGGAAATGTTTACTTCTGCGGAGACTCTAATCAAAGCGGCGATACTGCGCTTGTAGTAGGCAAATACAACACCTCTGGGGTTTTGCAGTGGAAAAGAACATTAACCCGTACGGGTTTTACTACTCAAGGTAGAGGAATAGCAACTGATTCTTCTGGGAATGTTTATGTTTGCGGAGATTCTACGGCTGCTACCAGTGGTGGTTTTACGAACGCAATAATAGCTAAGTACGATACTTCTGGCGCTATTCAATGGAAAAGAAATTTAGGAACAAGCGCAGCGCTTAGTTATAACACAGCAATAACTGCGGATTCTTCTGGCAACGTGTATGTTTGCGGCACCGCAGTGATTAGCGGCAGTTATGATTTTTTAATAGCAAAATATGATACATCTGGAGCAATTCAATGGCAAAGGCGTCTAGGCAGTACCGCGAATACTGAGTATGGTTTTGGTATAGCTTTGGATTCTTTCGGAAACATGTATGTTTCCGGCACAAGAAGCACAGGTTATTGGCTATTTGCTAAACTCCCGACTGACGGTTCATTGACAGGTACGTACACAGTTGGCGGCGTTTCAATCGTTTATGGAACAGCCTCTCTGACCGATTCCGTTTCTACATTAACGGACATCACCAATATTTTTGCGGACGCCGCCGGTTCAACAACGGATTCTGTTTCAGAGCTTACAAGCGCCACAACAACACTAACTTCTTCGGTTACAATAATCTCATAAGCCGCAGGCGCGGCTAAGAAACTGGCTCAAAACGCCAACAAAAATCCGGCACTTTGGGCAAACGCGCACGGTTAGCCAAGACGCTTAAAGGTTTAAAAAATTAACTTCCCTGTCTTACAGAAACGCTAAAATTACGACGGGCACCCGCCCACCTAACCCCCGGAGATTTCCATGAAAGACTTGATCATTGATGCGATTGACGGTTCCGAGCCGGTTGATGCGCTGAACGCTCTGTTCTCTGTTGCTTTTGCTGTTGCTATCGAGAGCGGCATCAACGAATTCACGCTTAGCTCGCTCTTCGCTGCACATGTCGAAGCACAGTTTGAAGTTGCCGCAAATGCAGTTGAAGAAGACGACGCTGAAGAAGCCGAAGAAGCTGAAGAAGCCGAAGAAGCTGAAGAAATCGACGAACAGACCGAAGACTAAGGTCAGGCCCCGGTGCGACCCACCGGGGTATTCCAATGCTGTTCTGCGCCGTCTGCCGTGGGGAATTTCTACGAAAAGACCTGATCGTTCACGGTCGCAAGGACTATTTTCTCTGTAGCGCGTGCAAGTCAGACGTAAACCGTCTTGATCGGTTCGGGCTGTCCCCATCAGATTATGACTTCCTGTTGAAACTTCAGGGGTATAATTGCGCTATCTGTAACAACACCCTCAAACTCAAGCAGTACAAGTTTGCGGTCGATCATTGCCACGACTCGGATGATGTACGTGGGATCTTGTGTGTACGATGTAACACGGCGCTAGGTAGCTTTGACGACGACCCGGACATGATCTTGCGAGCCGCAGAATACTTGAACAACCCACCAGCTTTGGGTAAAGTCAAACGACACAACGGGCGCAAGAAGGTTTCGTTTTTACGAAGCGAGTACATAAGGATGCACGGCGATGGAGCTAGTTGAACTCTTCCTGAAAGCATGGCCGGTGCTGCTCGGTATTGTGACGCTCATCATCGTGCTCTCTAAGCTTGACTTGCGCGTAGCAGTCCTTGAGGAAAAAGTCAAGTCCGCGTTCGAGATCATCAACAAGATGAGGGATAAGCAATGAGCGAAAAACTTGAGGCTAAAAGCCAGTTAATAGAAAAGACTGCGTTTGCGGTTCTGCCGATTTTGTTCACGTGTGTGGTCTATCTAATGTCGGCGCTCGATAAACTAACACATGAGGTTACTGTGCTCAACGCTAAAATTTCCCTCGTTGTCACATCTGACAACAAGCAAGCCGTGAACTCCGGTGCGGAACTCGCAAGAGAAAAATTGCGTCAAGAACTTGAGAAAGAAATTCAGCGCAACCGTGACATGATTCATGACAACCAGAAACACATCAGCATCATCGAAGATCGCATGGCGAGGAAATAATGGCTGACTTCACCCCCGCCTTTGAAAAAATGATCCACGACGAAGGTGGATACCAACTAACCGACATTCCCGGTGACCGGGGAGGACAGACATATGCAGGGATCGCAAGAAAACCCAACCCCGACTGGGCAGGGTGGCAATACATCGACCGGAAAGACTTTGGGTCAGCTACGCCTTTGGTCCGCGAGTTCTATAAATCTCATTTTTGGGATCGTGTCAGAGGTGACGATATTGCGAACCAAGCTATCGCGGAAACCATCTTCAACTTCTCCGTCAACACCGGAACCGGAGTTGCCATCAAGCTCGCCCAACTCATCGTCGGCGTCACCCCAGACGGCGCAATCGGACCAAAAACCGTCGAACGGTTGAACATCTGTACAGCAGAAAAATTCCTGCCAGCCTACGCCCTTGCAAAGATAAGCCGGTACGCGCAGATCTGCAACAAAGATAGATCTCAATCCAAATTTCTTCTTGGCTGGATCAACCGCACTCTGCAAGGACTCAAGTAATGGATCTGATTGGTATAGGAAGCATAATTGAAGGTGTTGGCAAGGTTGCGGGCGACCTCATTACGACGGACAAAGAACGCATGGAGATGGCGCTGGAAGAGCGCAAGCTCGACCTTGAGGAAAAGCGCATTGATCAGACTACAGACCTCGCGCAAGTGGATGTCAATAAGATTGAAGCGGCGAGTAGTAGCCTATTTGTCAGTGGCTGGCGTCCTGCTGTCGGCTGGGTTGGGGTGCTTGGCTTGGCTTACCAGTTCCTTGGATACCCCCTGATGCAGTGGTGTTGGGCTTTTGGTCAAGGTTATGACATAATCCCTAAAGGACTGAACCCCCCACCAGATTTGGACGTTGAGCAGCTTATGACACTGCTGGCAGGTCTGCTTGGTTTTGGCGGTATGCGCTCATTCGAGAAGCACAAGGGTGTAGCGAGCAAGTAATGCCGTTAAAAAAGATACTGTTCAAACCCGGAGTCAACAGGGAAAATACGCGCTACACCAACGAGGGCGGCTACTACGAGTCCGATAAAATACGCTTTCGCCAAGGCACACCCGAAAAGATCGGCGGGTGGGTGCGTATCTCGGCCAACACGTTTCTTGGAACTTGCCGGTCTTTGTGGACTTGGATAACGCTTCAGTTCCAAAAGCTCACAGGTGTTGGGACCAATCTCAAGTTTTATATACAGAACTCGGGCGCTTACTACGACATCACACCCATTCGTACTACGAGCACGCTGGTCAATAAGCTATCGACAGTCAATACTAGTAACACCATCACGGTTGTAGACGCGGCGGGCGGCTTTGTTAACAACGACTACGTTACGTTTTATGGTTCTGCTGGAAATATATCCATCGGCGGAATAACAATAACTCCCGGTACGGAATATCAAATTGCGTACATAGACGCCACGACATACACAATCACTGCTGCGAGCAATGCAACGTCAACCGTTGTAAACGGCGGTGGTACGGTCTACGCGGTGTATCAAATTAACGTTGGCGCGGCTGTTGTAACTCCCGTTTCTGGTTGGGGCGCGGGTACTTGGGGTACGCCGCCGACTTACTCTCCCCCGTCACTCATTGGTACTTGGGGCTACGGGGCGCAAACCAATACGCCGCTACGTCTGTGGAACCAACAAAATGTATTTCAAGAAAAGCTGCTGTACGGTATACGCGGTGGCCCGCTCTATTGGTGGACGCCAGACAACGGCTATACTGGAACGCCAGTAACAATAAGTTTTGCCAGCCCCGCCGTAGTAACTTCCCCCGTAGGGCTAGATGAGAACACCGCACTAACGCTAACAACTGCTGGGTATTTACCCCCACCGCTTGTGCCGGGTACTACGTACTATGTGAAGAACGCTTCTAGCGGTGGCACTGTTTTTAATCTTTCTCTGACTGCTGG